AATAAACTCAAGGAAATTTTAGGGAAAGCCCCACACAATTAAATTGACTTTGGTTTATTTGTAGAAAAAAACAAGGAAAGCTCTAAGGCATACGCAGGGCGACACCCCCTATGACCCCCTATGACATACCCAGTCACCAGAAAATCTCAGGAACCCATGTAAACCACTATCGGGCCATATTTCAGGGCTAAATATTCCGACAATATTCCCTGGAATACCCTAGGGGGTAATGTATATTTACCCTTAGTATATATGTAAAGGCCCCCCTGGTGGTTCCTATGAACATTATACACCCTGTTGCCAATTTTGTCTAGTACAATAATGTCGCAGATGTAATTATTTAAAAATAATACTTGACAAAATTGTATATAAGCACTATAATAGAAAGATATATATTATTCAAAGGACACACATACACATTCACACGCTAATAAGCAAACACGGGTCATCACGAATAATACAAAATTAAAAATTTAAATGGAAAATTAATGGCAAAGAAATACGGAACAACAGATCTAAGCAGTTATTCTGAAAACCTTAAAAAGGATCAAGCAGAAAGAAGAGGAAAGTTAAAGAAACTTTTCTCAGGACCTCTGTTTCCTAAAGGTACAGGTGGATTGTTTCCTAAGTATGATGAAGCATTAAAGAAAAAACAAGCTAATGTCGAAGTAGAGATGCCAAAATCAAAAACTAATACGGCAGGTGGATTTACATCTATAAGAACTCCTGATAAAGTTTTGGATAAACCAGGTATTGCTAAGACAAAAACAAAAAAAGATGATAAAAAACCTAAATCTTTTAATGAAGCATTTAAAATGGCTAAAGGCCAAAAGACTTTTACTTATAAAGGTAAGTCATATGCTAGAGTTACAAAAGATGAGATGAAAAAAGCAGGGTTTAAATCTCTTAGAGCTTATTTAAATGCACAGAAAAGTACGAAAGGAACAAAGATTGCTAAGAGACCCTAAATATAATATAAGTAATCTTTCATTTAAAGAAATAATGGAGATAATTAATGCAAAACATGGATTCTTCTATAACAAAGACTCAAAAAAGAAACTTAACCGATATGCAGGAAAAGTTTCTGGACGTATTGTTCTCAGAAGCGAAGGGAAATCCACGAGAGGCAGCAAGAATAGCAGGATACTCGGAGCATAGTTATCCAAAAGTAATACGGAATTTAAAAAAAGAAATTACAGAGTTGGCGGAAACCCACTTATCAACGCACTCTGCAAAAGCAGCTACTCGGTTAACAGACCTACTAGACGAAGACGGGACCACACCACACTCTAACATTCGTCTAGCAGCTGCGAACTCAGTACTAGACAGAGTGGGTATAACAAAGAAAGACCAACTAGATATAAATATGAAAGCAGTACATGGAATATTTATATTACCAGCAAAAGATGGAATCGATAAAGATAAAAAAGAGAGCTAGGACGATTCCATTTGGTTTTAAACAATCTCAAGATCCAAATTACATAGAACCTATAAAAGAAGAATTAGATGCTCTTAGACAAGCTAAAGAATATTCAAAGACTTGTTCATTAAGAGAAACTGCCCAATGGCTACATAGAAAAACAGGAAGATATATATCGCATGTCGGACTTAAAAAAAGATTTGAACGAAATAGCACCACCGAAACCGAAGAGAGTAGTTCAACAGAAAGCCAAGAAGTCAGTCAAACAGATTCTAGCACGCACTCGTAAGAAAGTTGCAAAGGCAGAACAAACACTACGTTCTGCAAAACAGTCTGCAGAAAATACAAAAAATAAACTGTTAACTATTGATAAAGCATTAACAGGAAAAGAGACACAATTACTTACAGAGGATATAATTGAGAGTGCTCCTAAAAATGTGCAAGAGCACATAGACAATCAAGAAGTTATCTTTAAACCTAATACGGGTCCACAGACAGAATTTCTTGCAGCTTCTGAAAGAGAAGTATTTTATGGTGGAGCAAGAGGCGGTGGTAAATCATATGCGATGCTAGTCGATCCGCTTAGATATTGCACATATGCAAATCATAGAGCACTCCTAGTAAGGAGGACAATGCCAGAGTTAAGAGACTTGATACAAAAGTCTCAGCTATTATACTCGAAAGCATTTCCTAATGCAAAATGGAGAGAACAAGAAAAAGAGTGGCGATTCCCTTCGGGAGCAAAGATAGAGTTTGGTTACGCAGAGAACATGACAGATGTTTTACGATACCAAGGTCAATCATACACATGGATAGGAATAGACGAACTTCCACAATATCCTTCGCCAGATATATATAATTTTTTAAGATCTTCTTTAAGATCCGTTGATACAGATATACCTGTGTATATGAGAGCAACAGGTAATCCAGGCAATGTAGGATCACAATGGGTTCGAGAAATGTTTGTTGAACCTAGTGAACCAAATACAGCGTTTGACGTAGGGATAGATACACCTAATGGTAAGAAGTATATAACTAGAAGATTCATACCAGCTAAGTTACAAGATAATCCTTACTTGATGCAGACTGATGATTATTATATTATGCTTGCATCTTTACCTGAAGTACAACGTAAACAGTTTTTAGATGGAGACTGGGATGCATATGAAGATTCAGCTTTTCCAGAATTTAGTAAAACAACCCATGTGGTCGAGCCTTTTGAAATACCTAAAGGTTGGTATAAATTTCGTGCTGCTGACTGGGGTTATTCTTCTCCTGCTTGTGTGTTATGGTTTGCTGTTGACTATAATAATAATCTATGGATTTATAGAGAGTTATATACTAAAAAAGTTACAGCAGATAATTTTGCACGTCAGGTTTTAATGTTAGAGAATAATGAGTATATACACTATGGTGTATTAGACTCAAGTACTTGGGCTAAAAGAGGTGATGTAGGTCCTAGTATTGCAGAAACTATGATTAGAAATGGTTGTAGATGGAGACCATCAGATAGATCACCTAAAAGTAGAATTAATGGTAAACTAGAGATTCATAAACGATTAAAGATAATTGATAAAGAACCAGGTATAAGAGTATTTAAAACTTGTAAAAATTTAATTAGAACTTTAGGATCATTACCAACAGATGATAAAAACCCTGAAGATGTGGATACGAATGCAGAAGATCACGCATACGATGCATTACGTTATGGTTGTATGAGTAGACCAACACATCCTAAATTTGCACAAAGATTTAGAACTTCATTTACTCAAGATAGTTATCAGATGGCTGATAATAAATTTGGATACTAATGCCATTAAATAAAAAAGGTAAAAAAATTAAAAAGTCTATGGTAAAACAATACGGCAAGAAAAAAGGTGAGGCCGTGTTTTATGCTATGGAAAATTCTGGAAAGTTAAAAGGTGTTAAAAAAAAGAAAACTTCCCGAAGTTAATAAAAAAATTTTTCCATACGATTTAGTAATCGCCTGGTGGGAAGATATCGTTGCTGATTCTATTTGGGTTGATATAACTGATATAAAAAAATCAACTACTGCGGTTTGTTGCACTGTTGGTTGGCTTATGAAACAAGATGATAAGGTTACGATTCTAATGTCTGATTTTAATTTTGAATCAAACAATGAGATAAAACAAGGTGGTGGACATACAACCATACCAACTAAAAATATATTAAAAATTAAAAAGATAAAAATATAACAGGAGAACACAATGGAAGCTAAATTCGATCCTAAAGCTAAAGTTAAACAAGGTCAATTCAGCGATTCTGCTGAAGGCAAACAGCCAAACAGAGAATCAATGAACCTTGATTTTTCACAGCATACTAGAAGAAAAGGTCAGCCTTTTCAATATGATCAAGATGTGCCTACTAAATCAGGTTCTGAACATGTTCAAGAATCTCTATTTAAAATGGCAGATGAAAAAGATTACTAATGAGTCTTGGACCCAAAAGCAATTTTATACCTGTCATTTATGCGGGCACTAAAAAAAAGGTTCAAAAAAAGAAAAAGAAAAAAACTAAAAGGAGAAAACCAAAATGATGAAAAGATACATGCACGGAGAACTAGCACCTGATGTAGCTAAAAGACCAAATGATCCAATGCAAATAGATCCTAATTCAAAAGTAACACAAGGTTCTATGACTGGTGATGGTAATGATGCAAAAGGTAAGTCTAAATCAAAAGTAGATCCAGCAATCTTTAGAATGGCTGAAGAAAGAGATTACTAATTTAAATGGACGAAGATAAAACTAAAAATGATGGCTATGAGTCCGAAGGTAGTCCTC